TTTTAAAAAGTCTTCATCGATTGTGTCATTGGTATCAGTAATATATCTAATTTCCAACTCATCATTGTCATTTATGCAAATTGTACTCGCCGTGACTTCGGCTAGTTCGTCCAATACATCTCTAAATGTGTAATTTAATGAATTGCCATCGCTATCTAAATATAACTCCTCAGGTATTTGTCTGTTATAATTTGCAAACGTATCGCTCGAATTAGCAAATGTTAAGCCCAGCGTGGTACATATTGTATTAATATAATTTCTTATTGTTATAGGATATGTAATACTCATATCAGTATAATCTTTCATCGAATACAACATCTTGTCATAGCAAGTTATTTTATAACTACTCGTATCTTCCTGTTTTTCGGTGCTATATACAACGAAATTGCCCAAGTTAATATATTCATACGAGCCATTAACTTTCACGCCAAATTGGGCATTTAAAATGGTATTTAGGGGTATATCCACATTACTATCTAAATCAAGTTGTTTCATAACCGATTTTAATATAGCACCCTCATAGTGTGGTACAACAGAATTAAGTTCTTCTGCACCTAATTCTATCGTTGTGCCATTCAAATCGTATGTAATCTTAGTATCAATTTCACAGCCAAATGTATTTATTTGAGTTTTATAATCATTTGTATGCGCTTTCATCTTTTAACTCCTTTTCTTTGTACTAATAAACGAACAACTAAAACCTTCGTTTTTGGCAGTACCACTTATTATCTTTTTATTTGTTATCTCATAATCGCCTGTGTAAGTTGTCATTGTCACAGTTGTTTTTTTATTTGGATCATAATACTTAACGCTTTGATTTGCACTATCTAATATAGGCGCTATTATCTCTAACTCACTTTTAGTAAGCGGTCTAAATTGCAAAGTAAGTTTAGGAAATATGCCTACGAGTACACCAGTCATAGCTCCAGAAAGTGCCCTGCCTGATTTTGCACTCCATAATTTATGATAACCATATTTTGCTTGCGTTAAATATTGTCCTAACGATACATAACTTAACATACTATTGGTTTTTACTTGAATACTATTTATGTCAATAAACATTTTATCACCTACCTATTAAATGCAAAATCACTATCATTTTGCACTTTTTGTAATTCTCTTGAAATAACTCGACCATTCATTTGATTAACCACAGTTGCATTTATTGTTATATATTTGCCTATTGCTTCACCAAGTAAAGCCATTTGTTGACTATCTGTAAGCGGAATGACGCCTTCCATACCACGCTCACCGCCAATAGCACTTCCAATTGGAACACCTCTACCAGGCATATTTATAAGTCCGCCACTTGCTAATTTAGGCAAACTATGATAAACAATTCCACCTTTTGCGAATCCACTACCAGAACCTCCACCACCAGCATATCCTATGCCAATTTTAACATTCCATCTACCATGAAAAATTTCATCTAATAATCTCAATATTTTTTCAAGTGTAGAAACAGAACTTCCTGCGTTTATACCTACTGTAAATTTTCTTCCAGATATTTTTTCAAATTCTGTTCTTAAATTTTTTGTATCTACTCCTGCTTGTTCTAATGCTATTATATTATTATATAAAGTATCATAAAATTCATCTTGTTGTTTTTTTGTGGTTTTCCCTGCCTTAGTTAATTCATCAAATGCTTTTGCACTTTGCAATAATTCATCAGCCATATTTTCATATTGTTGTTTTACTTTTTCGTTACTTCCCGTTAATTTAGTCAACCATGTTTCTTGTTCTCCAGTAAGTTTTATCATATTTTCTTGTTGTTTTGTATATTCTATTAAAAAATTTGTTGCACTTTTTGTTTGTTCTTCATTTAATTCATCCGCTTTTAATTTGTCCATAAAGTATCAATATATTCTTTATGACTTTTTTTACTATCTTCACTTGCGCTGGTATTAGCGTTAATTGCGTCATTTAATTTATTTGTTTCATCTATAACTTTCTTTATACCTTTTGCTGTAAAATATATAACAATAGGAGTTGCGATTAAAAGCAATATTTCACTTAATCCTATTAAACCAATTCCACCTGATACACCAAACAACAATGCTATATTGCTTAATACTTTTGCGATTGTATTAGCGCCAAAAGCAATTAAAAGAACTTCGCTAAGCATTTTAAATAAGTCTTTGTGGTCTGCAATCCATTTTACCCATTTTGGTATTGGTATATCTTTTATTTTAGATAAATCGAAACTAGGAAATAATGCACCTCCGCCACTACTATTATTGCTTAATACATTTATTTCATCAAATCCGGCAAGTGTTCTTTTTAATGCGTTTGCGCTTTGATTTGCTTTATTAAATGATTTTGCACTTGCGTTAGCAAATAAGTTTATACCAAACCATGCATTTGCAATATAATTAACATAAGCAAGTAATTTATAAACTAAATCTATTATTCCTTTTATAAGAGGTTCTAATGTAGTTGCAATTGCATAGTTGATATATTGAATATCGGTTGCAATTTGTTCATTATATTGTGAAATTGTACTTAATGAACGTCTTACAAAACTATAAGCCGAGCGTACCCCAAAAATCGCAAGTCCCCATTTAGCAGTTTTTCTAATTAATCCCGAAATAGAATTTCCAATACCTTCAAAACCACTTATTTTAGTAAAATCTTTTTTTTCTTGATTTAATTGTCTTAATTCTTTTTTTGTCCTTATAATTTCTTTGCTTATTTTTGCTAATTCTTCATCTTGACCTTCAAAAGGTTTTAATTCCTTAAAAGCATTATATTCGTCTTCTAAATTTTCAAGTTTGTTTTCTAATAACTTTATTTGTCTATCAAAATCTTTTGTATCTAATTCTGTGCTTATAATAACTGTTCCATCATTTCTCATAAAATCACTCCTTTCTATAATCCTGTTTCATCAAAAGCATCCATATTAGCAAGTTCTTCATCTGTAAAGTCTTCGTCTGTCTTTTCCTTATGCAAACTAACTTGTTCTTTTGCTTTTCTTAACTGTTCTCTGGTTTTTGAATCTTGTATTGTATTCAAGTCCAGGTTTCTCAAATTTCTTATATTATTTAAAACACAGCAATTACCAAATTCACTATTAGATAATCCATTCATAAGTTTCATAAATTTCCACCAGTGCATTTGTGTGTTCTCTAGGTCTATATGGAAATCACTCATAAAACTTGCTTCAATGTAGTCCATATCCTTAACAAAATCCATGTCCGGTTCTTTATCTTGCGTATCTTCCGCTTCTTTACCACATAATAGGTACTTTTTAGCCAATTCTAGCAATTTTTCATAGTCCTCTCGATGGTTTATACTATCTTTACCAAAAAGTGTGCAAATGACCGCTAAACCGCGTTTTAAATCATTTATGTCTTTGTCTTCCGCAATTTCATTACATTTAATCGCTACTCTAAAATCGGTGTTAATTTTATATTTTCTTCCATTAACCTCTACATATTCAGGACAGTTCATTTCAACACTTCATCTTTATCATCAAAAATATTGCCATATTCTTCTTTTACTTGTTCAGTAATCAAATCCATTGTCTTTTCTAAATATGGTGCAATCTGTTCTAATATGATTTTTTTTATTTCAGCCATAGTAGTCCAACTAAATTTTCTGCCATTTAATAATTTTGCAGTACCACCTTCGCCAAGGAACATATCAAATATCTTTTGTTCTTCTTTAAAAAACTCGCTTGTTGCTCTTATCTTTGCTTCTTCGTTTGACGATAACAACTTTTTTCCTTTGTGGTCTTGTTGTTTTTCTATTATCAATATCTTATTTCTAGTTGTTTGATAATTCTTTTTGTCTTTTTCTATTAAATCTTGATATTTTAATAATAAATCAGGATCATCCAAATCGAATGTCAACGTTTCACCTGTAAATTCCCCTGTGTCAGTTTTTATTTTTAATGTTAATACATTACTTTTACCTAATTGAATATAATTGTCTTTCATTATTATTCACATCTCTCTTTCTTTAAATTAAAAATGAAGGCGAGGGCATTACCCTCAACCCTCATAAGGTTTTATTATAAACTTGTTCCACTATCTTCAATAAATGAAATAGTGTCACCATTTATAGTTGCAATACCAGTTTTAGGATTACTATAATTTATATCATAAGAAATTGTAGCATTTTCGCCTAACCACTCATTAATAGTAATCAATACATCATACTTAACTGCAAGATAATTTCCAACAGTTCCATTTGTCTTGGCAGTATCGATTTCAATTAATTGAGTTTCACCAGCGATGGCTTTTCTTCTTAGATTATCAAGGTAATCATAAATAGGGTCTTCACTATAACATCTCTTACCAGTAATTGATGAATTTATTTGATAGTTTTGGAATGTACTAGATGCGCTTGAACTTGCAATATCTTTGTATGTATCAATTTGTGCATTAAAAGCAAGACTTAATGATTCTGTACCTTTATATTCGCGTTTCCAAGTTTCATCACCTGTAGCACCAGTTACAGTGGCAGTGTTTATATAATGCCTATATTCGTATCTATTTCTTTGTGCCATATATTATTCTTCCTCCTTTTTAAAAATTTCAGGATTATCTAGTTCTCTTTTTATAAGAACTAAATCTTTATAATCAAGAGGTTCAATAAGACCTTGTTCATTCAATTTAACAATCGCATCGTAATTATTTGTTTTTATTTCATCGCCTTTTAGATAACTAGTACCACTAGCAATAAAATCTTTTGCAGCAATTATCTTTCTCATAAACTTAATATCTCCTCCTCCTCATTGATATCTATTCTATATACGATTTGTATTTGAATGTTAAATATTGCTTCAGTTCCGTCAACGGAATTTAATGTTCCACAATTTAAACATTCAATACTTTCTATGTTTTTTATATCAGGCAAATTGCCTTTGTCATTATTAGTTTTGATTGTTCTTTCAAAATCTTCAAAAAAACCTATGTTCTTTAAATTATTAATAGTATCTTGCGAATATGATTTTCGGCTTCTAAACGAATAAACATCCCTATGTGTTTCTGAACCATCTATCCATTTTTGTACGCTTTGTTCAACTGGTATCTTATCCAACGAATAATCACCAATATTGCCAAGCATATCAGCACTAATTTGATACTTTCTGTTTGTAGTAAGAGTATTAATTGTATTAAACAGATAATCTCGCAACTTTGATATTCTATAATCGGTATAAGCCATTACTTACCTCCAATATAATTTTGTACTTCTTTAACAACATCTTGCATTTCTGCACTTACCATTCGTTTATCCCAATAAGTACCAGTTCCAGGTGTAGTATAATGTTGAACTTTATGTGTTCCGTCTTCTCTAACACCATAGTATTGATATCTTGCATAAGGCATTTCATAAGTTATACTATCAGGTTGAATATCAACGATAGTTCTTAAATCACCATTATCCATTGGAACATACTTATCCATGTGCTTATAACAAGTATTTGTAAAGAACTTTTGAACACGTCCATTAGGTTCTAAACCTAATCTTGCTTTGATTACACTTGTAGGTTGTATTTTAACAGACATATTATCTGCCTCCTAAATGTATGTGTTGATTATTACCAAAGTTATTATTATTAATGCTTGTTATGTTATAAATAAGATAATTCTCTAGGTCTTGCTGTGTTTCTATATTAGTAGTAAGTGTACCCTCGACAACGATATCACCAATGCTAAAATTCTGTATATCTAAACCATCATTCTGGTCATATGGTATTCGCACCTGTACGTCATTTGCTTGGTCATATCCTTTGTTTATTCCAGCACCCTTGCCACCAAAGAACCACACTTTTGAATAATTATATCTAGTCCAAGTTTCAAGTTTTGTTTGTTCATTGAAGCCTTTGTGATAAATAGTTAAACTCGAATTTGTTATCATACGCCTATATACATCAGATGCTCACCGTTGTATATAACACCTATCAAATAAGTTCTTATAATATCATCAAGTACATCACTTTTTGATTTTACAACTTCGCTTATTTCGCCGGGATTTATATATGTAACGGAATAACCATCTGTATTCTCGCTTTTAACGTTTCCTTTGTTAGATGCATCACCAAGTGTTTGACTAAACGATGCAATGCTATTTATCAAATTATATTCACATAGTTTTACTTCTTGTGGAATATCCACACTATTTTTTAATCTGTTAAAGGTTTTATCATCGACTTTGCGTCTTGCTTCAAACTCTAATAAATTAAAAGGCATTAGGTCTAAAGTTCCACCTAGCCCTTTATATTCTTCATAAGTTAGGTATTGCCCTTCGAAATCCATAATGCCCTCCTTCTATATTTTAATAACTAGGTGTTCCAGTAGTTTTAACTTGAACTGCTAATGAATTTGTAACAACGTCTTTGTAAACCATACGACCTTGTAATGCACTAGCACCAACGTGTTTTCCATCAGCAATATCTTTGAATGCAGGTTCAACTTTCCATTCATCGATTGCTTGACACCAAGCAGGTGCATATACGATCCATTCAACTTGTTCAGGTAATAGATAATTTGGTTTTACTTGAACTCCATTAATCTTACCGATTACACCATTTCTTACTAATTCAGCACCAAGTGTTCCACTTGTATTTGCGAATTTGCTATCTGTTAATAGTTTTAGTTCAGTGTCAGCAGATACTGCAATTCTTAAATCGTTAGTAGTAATACCTCTTGCTTTTAGATTTTTAACATCAGTTGCAATAGCAGTGTAAATATTGTCGGCTGATGTTTCGCTTGTAGAAGCATCAATAGTTCCACCGTCAGTTAATGCTTTAATAGCAGACATTTCTAGTGCTTTACCTGTAACATAAGCGGCACTTTCAAGTCTTTGTGCTTTTAGGTTGTCAGGTACAGCTTCTGCTTCGTAGCCATCAACTAATTCACTAAATGCTTTGTGTCCATCTACCAAAATTTGTAAATAGTCAGTTGCACTTTGTGTCATTGTGATACCATTAAGAACATCGTAGTCGCTTAATTGAATATCACCGTTTCTTGTAGGAACATTAACTGCTCCAGATACCGGATTACCTTCGTAATCTCTTGAGAATTCATTACGAATGTTGAATTCTTTTCTCATCAATTTAACGATAGTGTCAGCATAACGTTCTTGACGTTTGTGAGTACCGTTTATAGCAATTGCGTTTGCCATTATTTAATCTCTCCTTCTTTTTTTTAGTCTTCAAATAAGTCTGGGTGTTTTGCTTTTAAAATAGCAGTCACACCATCCTCTTTTGCAACCATTGTTGTTTTATTATCCACACCAGTTGCTTTTGTTTCTTGCCTTTTAGCAAATTTAGGATTGTTAGTCAAATACTCTTTTAGATTTTCAGAAAAGTCACCATCCATTTTCCCAACTTTATAAACAATAAACTCGACATCGTCAGCATCAGTAATCCCTGCTTTCAAGACTTCGTTTTCCATTATTAGAGTTGAAATAGTAGAATCTTTTTCTCCATTTGATTTTAGCAAATCATTGTATTTGTCTTCTTGAGTTTTTTGGCTTTCTTTCCATTCGTTGTATTTTGTTAATTCTTCTTTGCTCGGAATTCCTTTTTGAGCTTTAGCAAGTCTTTCCTTAACAATCGCATTTACTTCATCTTGAGTAAATGTTTTCTCCACAACTTCTTCAACACTGTTTGTTTCTGTTTCTTCAACAGTAGTAGTTTCAGTTTCTACGTTTTGAACTTCTTGTTCCATAATTTCCTTTCTTTATACTCTTTTAAGTTGGAGTATAACCCTTGCGTTTTCTGTCGGCAAGTATGACATTCTGCAATAATTATAACATATTTTCTTTATATTGCAAATTAAGACGCAAAAAAAGCAAGTTATGTCTTGCTAATTTTCTTTTTCGGTTTTTCTTCTTTAGCTTCTTCTTTAATATATTCGATTATTTCAATTGCGTTTTTACTTGCTAAAAATTCAGCTCTTTCTCTATCACATATCCATTCACTTACATCTTTTTCTCTTAAAACGCCATCATTATCCATATCGTTAAAATTAATTTTAGCTCTCACTTTTACTTTCATTTGTTTTTCCTCCTCATAAGTGCTTTTCCCTTTTGCCAGGAATCTATCCCAGTTGCTTTCTTTTGGCTTGTATGTAAATTTCGGAACTCCCTTATAAATATCTTGAATAGGTACATTAGACATATCAAAATCAATTATAAATCCGTTTTTACCATTTTCAACACCGAGTTCTTCAAATACAGGACATTTTGTAACAATAACTGGCGTACCCACACAAAGGCTTTCAATAACCGAATAACAATAACCTTCATTATCGCTTAATTGTACTAAATAATCAGCATTTGCTATATAATCTATAATATCAAGTCTTGGTTTCATATATGCAATATTAGGATTATTTATTGCTTGTATATCATTTGTAAATACAGTCCAAATATAAGGTATTCCTGCATCATCTAGTAATTTTGCAAGTTTTTCCATTCTTGCTTTTCCTTTTTCTTTTGTTAATCTTGTTGCTGAAATTAAATTTAATACTTTTTGTGGTTTTGGTACTTCAATAGGATTATAAACTAATTCTGTCTTATGTCCAGTTACTTCTTCATAAGTGTCACACACTTGTTTACTAACGCCTAAATATTTTGTTAATTTTGGATGTGTGTTTGGCTTAATACCCATGGCTTTATAATCGCCGTGTGCTATTTGTATGTATTCTTTTGCTTCAACATTGTCTATTATATCAAGGTTGAAATTAAAGAACATCTTATCACACTTTATTTTTTCACCATTGTATCTTTTTACTCTGACGTATTTTTTTAATCTTTTAATTTGTTCAGGATCACCTGTTCTATAATAAATGGTTATGTCCCAGTCTTTATATCTTTTGGCTAAATAATAAAAGAAAGATTCAATTCCACCAATGCTATTGATATGATAAAAGTAAAAACAGTTTTTCATTCTATCTCACCACTTATTTCACCTTTCTTTAATTGGTCATATAAACTTCCATCGCGTGGAAAATTATAATGATAACCAGTTATTCCCGTGAATTTATCAGTATGTGGTTTTTGTTGCAATGCCTCATTCAAGTGCCAGTCTTCAGCAACTCTTATTTTAGGGCATCTCGTATCGCCTAAAAATTCTTTTTTTATAAATCTAGCACATCCAGAACATAGACATCTTTGACTTTCTGGTGTCAATTCGAATACATTGCCATCGTTTTTTTTCAAAT